TTTGGAGCGCTTTGCAATCGCGGTCTTAGTGTGATTGATAATATCGCTTAATTGCGTAGTCATCTCGTGAAGGCTACCGATATACACGGGTGCAATCTCAGCGCAATTTTTAGCGGTTACGGTATCGGATAGGTCAAAGGTAAGCACGCGCTTGTTTGCAATCGTAGTATAATATCCGACAAGGTCGCATGATTGCATAAGTAGGTCGTAACTTGATCCTGGAATGAGAGGGCGCTTGATGCGAACATCGCCTTCCTCTTTCTCTTTTGCATGTGCAATGAAGATCACATTCTTACCGCTTAATTTGAGAGGCAAGAAAAACTCTTGGAATAAACGCTTAGTTTCGCCCCATAATTTGATACCATTGCGAAGTAGTGCGGGGTTCGACTTTACGAGGTATGCTTGCATGGCTTCAATTACCGTACCGGCAGTATCGATAATTATGCTATCGTGTTGAGCTATGAGCTTGTCAAGGTCAAGTTTGCTATCGATCACATCTTGCCATGAGTCAAACTGCAGGGCGTTCTTGCGATGCGAAGCGCGGTGCACTCCACGATCGAAGTCAAGAAGCAGTGGATTCGGCGCGGTGAATGATAGGGTAGTTTTCCCGATTCCCGGATCGCCGTAGAATAAGACATTGAGTCCTAAGACATTCATGTCATCTGTTGTTTGGATTAATCTCATCTCCATCTCCTAAGAGCTTTTTAAGCTCGCTATAATTTAGTAAATACATAGACTTTTGCCCGTATGCTATTTCTTTTATTTTGCGAAGTACGGGCGGCTTCGCGTTTCTTTCATCTGTTTCAGGTCTTCCGCGTGCTAGGTAGTGAAGGTATCGCATTGAGAGTCCGAAGATTTCCGCGGCTTCTCGGATAGTTAGCCATTCTCTCATCGAATAACCTCGCCGAGAGTGTATATCTCAAATTGAGTAATAAGCCATAATGCGAAGATCATGAATACCACGCCGTGCCATAGTTTGCCATTCTTCATATCTTGCCTCCGATATAGGTGATAATAGTTCCGACTGCTATGCCGAAGTTCACAAGTGCGAAGTTCTTTGCAACTACGATGAACTTATCACGATATGTGACCACTTCGAAGCCTTCGGGCGCGTTCTTTTGCGCCTCTTCTTTGGTTTTGTAGAGTCTGTAGAGTTTCATGCCGTACTCCGTTTGTTTGTGTGTTGTTGATTACGGTGCGAACTTACGAACAAAACAAAAGGAATGCAAACTTTTTTTTATTTATCGTGAAATTTTTATTTTTTCGGGTAGGTGCAAGCTCTGTAAGTGCTTGTATTCTCGTGGAGTTATAGCAAATAAAATAATTTCATGCACGGCGGTAAGTTCCGCGAGTGATATCACTTCTGATAGTGATTGCACGGCGCATCCATAAGCGGAGCCGCTCTTTTTGATTATTTTTATTTGATACATTCGACAAAGATAGGTATTTTTGCGATGCAATCTTAATTGCGATTGCACAAGTACAATATGGCTGCATGGGGTATGGCGATCTCGGGGAGGTCGCCTTTTTTATTTGCATTGAATAGAGAGTTTTACTATATTGCACTCAGCGGCCTATCATAGCCGCAGTTCGCCCCCCCCGGAATGACCCGCTTATCTAATAAGCGGGTTTTTCTTTGCATACTCTTCGCGTAAGCATTTAATAAAGAACTGAAGGCTTGCTACTTTACCTTGAAGCATTATCGCTTCATCTGCGAGCCGTACGGCTTCACCTACGGCCTTTGTGATGGGGAGCCGTTTCAGAGCGGCGAACTTGCGTAGCCGCTCTTCATCGTGTGGGTCGGTGATGCGTATGTTCATTAGTCGCGTCTCAGTACAAGCTGGCCTTTAATAGTCGCACCGCTTGCGAAGGTATCGGCGGTTTTGATTTCGGGAACCATGTAGAGCGTGCGGCTTGTGCTTTGGCAAACATACGGCAAGTTAGGCGTCGCTTGAAGTGTGCAGACTCCAGAGGCGCCGTTTACCCAATCGGCTTCGGCTACATCGATATAGCCGACAAGTACATCAAATTGCGCGCTTGAGAATGCTTGTGCGGCGTTCTGTGATGCGGGTGTGATTGCGCTTCCAAAGAACCACAAACGGAGCGCGGGCTTTTGGAGCGTTCCTGAGCTTGTTTCCTTGAGGATTATGCGCTCGATCGTGCCTGAGAAGCCAAGAAAGCGCGCCGCGTCGATAGCGACCGCGCCTGAAGTGAGTATATCATTTGCCGCGTAAGCGTTGGTATCGAGCGTTCCGAAGTCGATAGCTTGAAGCGTGCGGTCTTGTCCTGTTTTACCTGTGTAGAATTCCATTTGTTATCCTGTTATGCGAAGTTTACTTTGAATCCTTCTTCCCATGGACGCATCCATGCTATTTGAATATAAGCGCTTGAGTTCGAGGGTGTAATATCTATACTTTGCTGATGATTGCCTTGTATTCTATATTCTACTTTGAATCCGCCTTTCTTATCGAATATATCATAATCCAAACTTGAGTTCCCGTCCTCTAAATAGCCAGGCACGGGCATCATTGCCGTTATAGTTAAGGATGGGTATCCTTTTGATTCGTATGTTACAAAAGGTACATATGTATCGGTGCTATCAACCGATAGAATGGTCAAGCGGTTTATATGATCTGCTATTGGTTCTGCACCTTGGAAAAGATGAACTGTTACAAGATACCATCCTGAGCGAGTTACGCGTATTATTGTCGGGTCTTCGCCATCTACATAGGCAAGTGAAGATGCTATGTCATACACCCCATATCCCGACCCATCGTATCCATCCCAATGAATATATGAGGATGAATTGCCATAAGGGAATGATATTACATGAGTCCACGGCAATATCTTATGCAATCCCCATATATCGTTCTGATTCTTGCTTGCGGTTGCATTTGCCGCACTATACGCAATCGCTCTCGCATGTGCTCCTGCTTGTGCAAGAGTTGCGATGTTTTGCGCTTCATTCGACTGCGGATCGAGTGAGGAATTATCTTCACTTTCGATAAGCGTCAAAGCCGTTGGCTTGCGACCGACATCGAAGGCTACTTGCTTGCGGCCTATGCCTGCGGGTCTTACGGGTTCATTAAATTTCATTATTCAGGCTCCGCGTCGATTCGTAGTGTAATATCGCACATCCCTTCATAGACTTTATGCGTGTGTTTAGTGATAACTGAAAGCGCTGTAGGAGCGCCGTAGATGCTCTCTAAGAGCGTATTATAGTCTGAGAGGTCTATCGTGCATCTTTGGCCTACATCGGTGGTCTTGACCGTTGTAAAGGTGCTTGTAAGGGTCGCCTCGGCTTGTTTTGGGCGTCCAAGGAAGTTCACCATGGCATACGCCATGTTCTGAGGCAAGCACGCCTTTTGCTGTTCGCTGATAATTTGAAGCGGTATATTTGAAGTTAGGGTATTGGTATATTCAAGAGCTACATCTTCACCACCAAAGAATACGGACATAAGCGGGTCTATGCGCTTTACGATAGGTTTTTGTTTTTCAAAGTCATTGTTTCCTGTGCTAAAATATAGCATAGTGCCTGAATTTACAGTACTTCTATGATAATATGGAATACCATAAATCCCCGAAGGCGTTCCATCTTCAAGAAAAGCTATTTCTTTTCCACCGTAAAACTTCCGATTTGTCAATAAAGGCACATTATGGAACATTATCTTTACATCCTTGCTATTATCACCGCTCGTGCCTTGCGATCCATATTCAAAGCTCTCGGTATCTTGTTCACCTTTGATACTTGTTACGGCTACATTCACTTGGTTAAGTGTTTCGCTAAACATCTTAATTTTAAGATTGCCATAAGTGTTATCTTCATCGAATGTCATTTGTGAAGTAAATGGATACGGATTGCTTGATACCATAGTTACGGTATAGGTATCGGGATTACCCGCCGTAAAGCTATAAGTAGAGCGCACGGTCTCTAAAGCGTTCTCCGATAGCATCCGATATACTTCATGAAAATTATTGAATTGAGCAAACATGAGAGGGTCTGCATGCGCTCCACTTAATAGAGTAGTTCCACCTTCTTGAGGCCCCCAAATTTCGGCAATATAGCTACGATATTCATGAGTTACCGAAGGAAAGTTAAATGTATGCAAAAACATATCGTGACCGACAAATGAGGCGCTTAGGTTTTGCACCTGAGAGCGCAAATAAGCGCTATACATTGCACCTATTTTAGTCTTGAGGCGTGCAAAAGTGGATATATACATGTAAAAATCGCCTGGAAGCTCATCTATTGCCCAAACCCCTGCAAATAACTTTTGACTATTATATTGGTCTTGGTTGTATTTACCCACATAAATTGACCTCATTTCCGTATTTTCTGCCTGTGATATATCAGCCGCATATTCCACTACATCTGAGTTACAGCGCAGCGCCATTTTCCATACATCTTCGGTAATTAGCTCTCCAATACATCTATGAATATCGAATATCTCAATAGCGAATGTTATCACATTATCGAGCGCGGTTATTTCGAGTTCATTCTCGGCGCTGTACTTTTGGCATCCGATAAAAGCGGTCTTATATCCGCTCCCGTCATTGTACTGAAGAACAAAAGTATTGAAGGCGTCGTATTGTACTACGCTATTCGGAAGTAATCCATTTAAGAATCTCGAGCCGTCTGCGTTCCGTGCATAGCGCTTTGCCGTAGTTCCGCGTAATAGCTCCTCTCTCAAGTCATCAAGCGCCGTAGTGCCCTGCAAAGCGGCTATATTGACATTGATTTTAAGCACTTGGCTAACAAGCCCCGCAGGGATCGAGCCGAGTTCAGTCTCTAAAGCCATATCTCGAAGCAAGAACTCAGGCGGAAGCGTAACATTCGTACTCGTTCCGCCTGTTATGTAGTTCACACTGCTTGGAATGATATACATACGCCATTGGATGCTATCCTCACTTGTCCAAGTGGTTACAAAGCGCTGATTTGATAAAGGCATTAGATGAGATCCTTGCGATAGCATGTGATAGTGAACTTTTCCAAACCCGAAGCCCATTGTTTTTCATTGCTGAAGTCGCATCGTGCGAATACGAACGGGATTAAAGCTGCGGTAAGAGGGAAGTTTGTCGAATCTCTCCACCTTTGCGGTAATTGCTTGTTATTCGTGCCAGGCGATGGCGCTACGATGCGAGTGTATTTCTTTTGCAGAACGGTCTGCAGTAAGAATTGTATATTATCCGTAGTTACCGTGCCTGGATCCCATGTACTGTTAGGGATGCAATCAACTTCGAGGCTCACTCGGATGCGGCGCTGACCTATCTCGGTTCCCGACATGCTCACTTCATTGGAACTTTCTACGGTATAGTTAGGTGATATACCAAATATAGGGAATTCCACTGCAGTATAGGTCGCATTTCCCGTTGAGAATCCCGGATCGTCGCATCCTTCAAACTTTACCCAATATCTCCACGCCATATTAACCTCTTCTTGCTATACGGCGCTTTTCGGAATCGATCATCGCCTTGATTGAGTTATTATCGGCTTTTAGCTCGCCGCTTATTGATACATGCGTATTACGGTTGATTTGCCTGCCAAGCCCGCGCGTCTCTTCGCGTAGCTTTCTCACCTCTTGAATAAGGTCACCATCTTGAGTAACTGCATAGCGAACTTGAGGCGCTTGGCTAACATAGTAGTCTCGTATGCTCATGCCGGGATTCGCGTTCATCCATGCGAGCTCTTCGCGGTTTGCCTTTGTGCTTGCTGCGGTTATCACCGATTCGCCTCGTGATAGCCATGCCGGTATCGAGTCGCTTGTTTCGGTTCCTGGACCTTCGAGAGATACGACCCCGTCTTTGAATCCCAGCGCGGCCTTTGCTTGACCGAGCAAGAGCTGAAGCGAAGCGGTCGCAAGCCCTGCGGCAATCGGTCCGAATACCGGACCGAGCGCGGTGATGGAGCTTCCTAATATACCGGCTACGAATGAAGGTATCATAGCTTGAACGGTATCAAATGCGACGCCTGCGGCTGCGTTCCCGAAGTCTCCGAGGGTCGCTTTACCGCTTTCGGCAAGCGCGGCAAATTGACCTGTTAGCGAAGTCATGGACTCGCCGATTATCTTACCTGTTTCACTGACATTGCCTTCAGCATCTTTGAACTGGTCGGTAACAAAACCTGTGATTGCGGCGCTTTGACTTCTTAAAAGTGATGCGACCGTCTTATCTTGCACTTCTTTTAAGCGATCTGTAAAAGTTATCTCGGTCGCTTCCATCGCGTCTTGCCTTGCTTTGTCAATATCTGCCATTTTAGCCGCGTAATCTTCGAATGATATTTCACGCTTCGCAAGGCTTGTCGTGAGGTCTTTCTCTTCGGCATCAAGCGCGCCGAGGCGCTCGGCTCTTATGGCTTCATTCGCTTCGCGTTCTTTTGCGATGCGCTCGGAGTTGAAGGCATCTAAGATATTAGTTTGCAAAGCCGTTGTAAGTTGAAAAGTTAGCGTGCTTTCTTCTTCAGCTTTTGCGATTGCCTTTGAGCTATCCGTTTGATAAGTTGCAAGCCTCGAAGTGAGGGTATTTATGCTCAATACATTTCGTTGTATTTGCGCGTCGAAGCTCTCAGCTGCTTCGATATTACCACTTGCGAGGGCTTCAGCTTTTGCGGCTTCGATTTCCGCGTTCTGAGATTTGATGAAGTCAAGATATTGGCTAATTTTAGCCGTATTCTCATCGAGTGCATCTTGTGAAGTTGCAAGCGCTTTGGGTATAAGAGCCTCGGTGTTCTTTTCGATATCCTTTACGGCAGTTTCAAATCCTTTTAGTTCTTCTTTGAAGTCGGGAAGTTTGAAGCTTGTCTTGATTTTTACCTCGAACTTATCCGCATCGGCTAACAACTTGCGAACATTCAAAAGAGCTTCATCTTTATCTTCACCTTTGCCAAGTTTTACGCCAAGTTGTAAGTTACCTTCGGCATCTCGAGTGGCTTTGAATGCTCTCGTAATTGTATCGGCTACGGATGAAGCCGTAGGCGCGGCGTTCGGATCTTGTGCTAATTTAAGTTGAATCTCTTCTTTATTAAGGCCTTCGGCTTCAAATTTCTTTATCTGCTCTTTGCGGTAAATCTCAACGCCGTCGATATAGGATTTATACAATTTAAGAGCGTTCTTATATTCTGATTCTGGCGGTGTGCCTGCAGCACCTTTCTTAGCGGCCGCCGTCTTAGCGGCCGCGCTTGCCTTTGCATCCGCATTTGCTTGCTCTTTTGCTGCTTTCTCGGCTGATTCCTTAACCTGCTGAGCCGCCGCATCGGTATTGGCTTGCTTTACTTTATCATTGAATCCTTTATTATACCCAGCTGCGACCTTTTCGCCGAATCCCGTAAAAGCATCAAGGGCTTTTTTAAGGTCAAAGCTACTTATCGCGGTGAAAAACTCACCGATTACGCCTTTAATAACCTTAAACGCCTCAGTTACGCCTCCGATAGTGCCTCGGATATTGCTAAAAGCCGTGCGAAGCGTATCAATAAAGCTCGTAGCACCTGAAGCAGCCGTTCCCGTGCCTTTAATGGATTCCGTGTTTTCATCATTTGTGGACATCCACCCCGCAATCGCGGATACGATGTTTGCAATCACTTGTATAGATGTCTGAATCGGTGTGATAAGGAACTCGACAAGCAATCCACCGAAGTCGGCTACTATTTTGCCGATTTCAGTAATTATCTCAGTTGCAGTTCCGAGCGCATCTTTGAACACTTGGATAATATCAATGCCTTGCTCCATATCACCACCTGAGCCGAATAAGCCTTTTACGGCATCGACAAGAGGTGCAAAGGCGGCTACGATAGCATCAAATACTGAATTAAAGATTTCACCTACGACAGTTACCGTACTTATGGCTATATTAAATGCGGGCACGATAGTACCGATAACGATACCACCGATAGCGGCAAGGATAGGCTTAACTACTGAGAATATATTCTCGAACACGGCTGAGAACGCCTCGCCAAATTGGTCAAATACAGGCCCGAGCGTATCGGTAAATATAGGAATCACAATCGAAGCTATCGAGTTAATCGCTCCAATAATCACCGCGCTTCCCTTTTCAAAAGCAAGTGATAAGTTACGACCAACGGCATCGAATGAAAGATACTGACCTACGGCATTTTGAGCGGCTTGCCCTGCTTCAGTTGCTTTCTTTGTAATTTCATCGGTTGGTATTGGAGCGCCGAATAATTTATTATACGCTTGTACTCCAATATCTTCGGCGGGCGTTCCGGCTACGGCTACTTGTAATTGAGATGCCATAGATTCGGAGATTTGTCCTGAATCAAATGCGGTCTTAATCGATTCGCCTGACTTGGCTAAGAATTCTTTAATCGTAATTTGCCCGCTCGATGCGAGCTGCTCTAAATTGCCAAGCGTATCACCAAGCGCTTTTGGTAGTTGGTCTTTAATATCCGTAAAAGCCTTTGCCGTATCGCCTGCTTTAAGCCTGATTTGCGCTTCTTTGATTGAGTCAGCAATCTTATCGGTATTGAATAACCCCTCTTGACCAGCCACCACCAAAGCGCCTGTAAACTCTTCGGCGCTGAAGCCCGCCTCGTCAAGTAATTGAGAGTATTCTGCGAGCGTATCAAGTACATCGTCCTGCGAAGTTTTGCCCTCTTTTGCAGCCAAAGCGATAAGGTTAAACGCTTGATCTCCATCAAGTCCAAACTGCTTGATAAACGGCGTTGACTTTGCAATGACTTCGTTAACATCTTTGTCGTACAAATTACCAAGCGCTTGAGCGCGTGCGGTAAATTCTCCGATTTGCTCGGTAGGGAGCGCGTCTTTGAGCACTACTTTTGCATTGCTTATGATCTTAGTCGCTTCGGCTACTGATTCACCTACGCCACCAAGAAACGCCTCGTCTGCTTCTTTCTTGAGAGCCTCGAATTCCGCGCCCGTCGCGCCCGTCTGAGCTTGCAAATCGCCTTGCGCCGATATCAAACCCCTTCCCGCATCTACGACCGAGCCAAAGCCATCCACGATAGCCCCTACCCCCGCTTGAACCCCTGCGGCTAAACCACCTCCGACAAGCCCTCCGATTAAACCACCTGAGAACGCATCGGTTAGGCCCGCTTGCAATCCGCCGAGGATACCACCCGCACCCTCAGCGGCTTCGCCGACCCCATCAAGTGAAGCCGCGAGCTTGTCGGCATCAGCCGCCGCGCCTGCAAAGTTGGTATCACCTACCTTGTCGAGCGCTTGCTCGGATTGCTTTGACTCGCCTTGTAATTGGTTAAGTTCGCTCGTGACTTTATTAAGCCCTGCGAATAACTCGGCGGCATCAAGCCCTAACTTAATTTTGATATCATCGGCCATGTATTCTGCGCTCCAATTTACGGCGTTCTTTGTGGTAAGTAATTAGATAGGCATAGGTCTTGATTACATCTACTCTCGGAGTATCGTAATATAGGCGCAAAAAAGCGGCGGTATCGCCGTTTGCCGCGCCTTTGAAAATCCAGTATTGCCCGCTCAGCTCGCCAAGATAATAAGCGCTCCCATCTCCATCCTCTTCTTCGTACTCGTCATCGTCGGGGTCATTAAAGGCTACAAGCTCTGCCAAGTAATACTCACATAATGCGGATTCTTCGGCATACTGTTTCACGAAAAAACTTGAGAGAGTCCAAGATACCGTCAAGGTCTTGACCTTGCCAAAACTCGGAATCTACTTCGCTTTGAATACCGGCTAATAGTTCGCCGTTGGTAACTTTGCTTGTATCAATGCACTCTTTTACGAATTCAAATATCTTCGGAATGGTAGTCGCATCGACATTGATAAGCTCAAATAGGTTCGAGCGAACTTTAAGATATGCAGTTTTTACAATTTCTTGGAATGCGAACTCTTGCATGATATCTTTAAAGGCATCTTGTCCTTTCGTGAGGTCTATCTTGCTTGCTAAGTTCTCATTTAAAAATACCTTCTCCATAATCTCTTGCTCGGCTGCGGCTTGCGCGCCTTTAGTCTGTGCCAATTCACTCAAAAGAGGGGTAACTTTGTCATAAAGTGCGGGCGTAAGTTTGGTATGCAAAGGCACTTCATGCGCGGTATCATTCAAATATAATTTCATGCTATCTCCTATTTAATAAAAGGGGCGGCGGTAAAGCCGCCCCGTGTGATTCTTAGACTTTTGTAAACCAAACTTCTTTGTATCCAATCTTCGCGGGGATTGTAACATTTGTTGCACCTGTTACGAGTGCGGTGCAGAATAGAGTAGATGATACTTGAACATCTACTTCATTATTCACTACATCGCCGGCTACCTTTGGCTTTGTGTACTTACCTGATTCTTGGTCAAAAGCGCCTGCATCTTGAGCCATTTTGCAAAGCATCAATACCACTTTGCGCTTATTTGATACTGTATCCACTCCACCATACACAATCTGCAAGAGTGTATCGCTTTGAGCAGTTCCTGAGTTGAATTTTGTTCCGTCTTCATATTCGCCTGTATCAGCCGTTGCAACTGATTGCGGTGCATAATCTTCAAGAAATGTAGTCAAGTCTGGATTGTCTTCATTCTGATCGATTGTGAATGTCGTGCGAGTCAAAGATGTTTTGATCTTACGATTCATTTGATATACAGGTGATGCTCCGACCTGCGCGGATGGCGTTGTAGCAAGTTCATTCGCTGTGAAGAACACGCTAAGGTTACTTCCACCTACTACCATGATGTTACCTCGTTCTGTTTTGTTTTAAGATATGAGAATGTGTTAATTAAGTATTGCCAATTTCGGTCCGATTTTTCGCGGGTGTATTCGCGAATCATCAGCTTTGCGTTCCGTTCTGTTTTATCAAGTATTTCTTGCCTACTTTTGCTATATCCATAATGGAATAGCACTATATCCGTATCACCTATCACCGTATCACGGCCTTCCATGTCTAAGACTTCATGGCATATTGACTTCCATTTGAGACCTGAAGCGCGTCGCTTGAGTCTCATACTTGAACCTGCATAGCGAGTGCGTGCATATCGGATAGAGCTGTCTATATCAGGATTAGTCCCTGCAATCGTTAGCATAGCCGCGTCTGCATCGCTATCGTTTAGTTCATCTATAAAGCCCCAAAAATCCTCGTGCGGACTGCAAAGCCTTTCATCGCTATCCATGTGCAGTATCCATTCACCAGTCGCGTATTCATCAAGTTTATTTCGGCAATATGAAAAGTCCATATAGTCTTCAGTGCCCGGAATCTCCCACGCTAAAACCACATGGTCGCTCGTTTTACCCACATAAGTGAATATAGGCTCTTTCAAGCGTGGATTCACCGTAATTTCAAGCGCTACAACTTCGATATTGTCTTCCGGCAAGCTCGCTCTCCAATCGGTTAGGCTTTCCCCTTCGGGAAAGATAACACATGCACTCACTCTCATTTATCACCTCTATAATAAACCACTCTAAAAGTCATGAAGTATATGCCTTTCGTTTCATCATCGTTGTAAGTTACCGCTTGCGCGTCAATGAAGTGAACGGGGGCGAAGTAAGTCCGCTCAAAATCACTCTCATATTCAGGCGGCTGAAAGTTTGTCAGTTTATTCTCAATCGCTTCGGCATAATCTGCAAGGTTTTCGCGAAGCACGGCCTTTCCTGCGGTCGAGTTCTTTTTTACTTGAACTCCGACAAGCAAATAGCAATCTATTTGCCCTTTATTGGCAAAAGCGCTATCATCTTCGAGTCCAATAACTTCGCGTGTATCGGAGCCGCCAAGTATGCCGACAAAAGGGAATTGATATGTATTCCATTTATCTATCATCACTTGGTCATATACCCTCACTCCGCTCATTGTGCGAAGCTGATCGGCTATTGATTGGAGCGCCGCTGATTCTCTTGCCATTGTTGTATTCCTTGGATTACCGCAGACCTCACTCCGTCTGCATATTTGTTATCTTGTCTGAATCTTTGCACGGCGGGCGCGAAGTAAGGACGCGCTGGTATTTGCACCCCGCCGACCCGTCGCACTTTTAGAGCTATATTCCGAAAGTATGCTACTCCCGTCTCGCGATAGCGTGCCCAAAAGTAGCCTTCCATCTTGCCTTTAGTGCGAATAAAACCGCCTGTTTCTTGAATCTTGGCGTATGGCAAATCTGAGCCGTATTCTATCTCAAATATACCACTACTTTCTTGCACTTTGTAAACATTTCCCTCACCACCGCGCGCAAAAGATCGGAATAACTTACCTGTGTTAATTGCGATCTTAGAACTTGTCGAAGGTGCGATGCGTTCCTTGAGTCCGCTCCGCTCCATTTGCGTGCCTATAAAGGCTTGCATCACAAAAGGGAAGCGTAAAAGCTGATCGTTTATAATCGGCTTTAATATGCCTTGCAGTTGAGCTACATCAAGCATATCACACCGTTGGTATTACGAATTGAGCAAAGTATTTATGCCAGTCAATATCGGTCTTGAGTGAGTTGGATACATTCTGACCCGCTCCACCAGTAGATATTGAGTTAAGCCCAAACCAATTACCGCCCTGAGGGCTTTGCTTATAGCACAAAGCGCTCATTTCCGCGATGCCTTGAAGGATTGTATATGGCATATTGGTATCACTATATCCAGTGCTTAGAGTCGCCTTAAATTGTCCGTTTGTTCTATCCCTAAATATGATATAATTCGCATAGGGTTCTGCATTCCATGCGAAGTTACCTGCATCATACGCGGCATAAGTTGCAAACTCATTCGCACGCCATTCGAGCGATGTAAGAGTCGTGCCTGCATTGTAAGGGATAAACTTCCAAGAGTGATTAGCTTCATGCCCTCTTTGCGCCTTTGAAGCAAAGAACTGATAATATACCGTCCCAGTACGAAGAGGCTGACCGCAATAGCCTTCAGCCTCATCGTATGAGATCTTTATCAGTTCATCAAACCAAGAGTAAAGCGCCGTATCTTCGGTAGTCGGGTCGCCGTTTACTTCCAAATTAAGAAAGGTCATGAGAGCCGCGAACGCCCTCGGATTTGCGCTTGTGTATGGCATGTTATTTACCTGTTTTCTTGGTTTCTACTTTAACTGGATCAGGCTTCGGCGCTCTTAGTGCCTTTGCCTTGCCGTCTTTGATGAGAGCCTCGGCAATATCTGCGGGGAGAGATGTCTCAAACCCCGCAGAAACGCCACGATAAGGCTCGATTAAAATTAATTCAACGAGCATTAGTACACCTTATTAGGTAGTTGATGTTTTGAGAACGCCGATCGCGCTTGGAGCAGGGAAGGCAAAAGCTACGCGCTCAACAACTTCGATACCTTTTTGATGAGTACCGCCCAAACCAGTAGCACCGAAGTACTCTTTGTATTCATTTACGGTGACATCTTCACGAATACCCATCACTGTGAATTGTGCAAAGTCGCAATACACTGCGGATGCCTTATTTGCGGCTGAAGATGGGAAGAGTGAATCAGGTACGACATGCATAGGACGGCCTGTCGGTGTGAAGTAGCTATTCCCTTGAAGTGCAGTCATGCCGATGGAAGGCACATCAAGTGGTCTGATTTGATCGAATACAGGGCGTGAGCCAGCTGTTTCTTTCATCAAGAATCCGAAGATACTTTGAGGTACTACGAATACGCCATTCGCAGCGACGCCTGAGTTAATACCAAGGCGCAAGTTCCACAGATCAGTCCATGAGATTTCACCGAATGTATCTTTTCCTGAAGAGTCGGACCCACCTTGGCGAACTACTGTAGTTCCGGACGCGTTCAAAAGTCCTGTGAAGTTAGGAGCTTGACCGTCTCCATTAAAGAACTGCTTATCTTCGGTCTCTGCAAGCGCGCGGCCTAAACCGTTCACTACATAATCCAAGAAAGCAGGGGTCGCGTCTTGTAATTGCTCTTCGGAGATGATAGCACCGGCTACGAGCTTGCGCGCTGTCATCGCTGTTGCTGTGAAGAAGTTCGCGGAATCGGTAACTGTGAGGCCTGAACCTTCAGCTACGACTGCACCTGTAAAAGCGCCGCTTGATACGAGGTTCTCAGTTTTGCCACGCATAGGGTAAATCTTCGCCAAAGCACGAGCATAACCGAACTGATCGGCAAAGCTCATGATCTCTTCAACCCAAAACTGAGGAACGGCCGCGCCGCCTTGCGCTGAAGTACCTGTATTAAAATTAGCGCGTGTGATGTACTTGTTATTTGCAGTGCGGGCAATCTCATCGGCCGCGCCTTCGAGGCCTTTGTGCTTTGCCAAGATGTAGTCAGCAACTACGCGAGCTTGATCGCGGCGTGCATCATGATCGGCTTTGATAGATACCAAACCTTTTGCAGGTGATGGTGTGTTTACTGGGTGCAATGTACGCAACTGATCTGCGACTTTGCGGTCTACAACTTCTTTAAGTTGGTCTTTTGTTACGATAATGTTTTCCATTAGGTCTTATCCTTAGATTAAATTGATTAAGTCTTCAGTTGTTACTTTCTTAGGCATGTTCAAAGTGATAGAACGGCCTGCTTCAACTCCGATAGCTTGCTTGATCTTCTTGTAACCGTTTTGAATCATGTCCATACCTTCGGCTATTTGCGCTTGTGTGGAAGCTGCAATCTTTTTGCCCACGCGAGTCTCAAGTCCTTTGAATGATGCCTCGACTTCCTCTTCAGAAACTACCTCAACTGGCGGTTCGGCGGCTGCGGGTTCGGGGGCTACTTCAGGCTCAACGGCTGGTGCTTCGCCTTTCAAAACTGCAAGCATAGGAGGAGCGCCTGCGGTAATGAACGCGTTTACGGATGCTTCGGCTTCTTCAGGTGAAAAACCGAGATTAATAACCTCATTAACGAACGCTTCCTTAATTGCAGGTAAGAGCTCGTCTTTGATCTTTGCTTCGATCTCAGGGGTAAGCATTCTCTTTTCCTTTTTGTATTTATTGATTGAATCTTGAATAAGTGTTTTAAGCGATTTCTTAATCAAGGCTTGGCGATTGGCCGGAACGCTAACCACGCTAAACTCGACAAGCTCTGACTTTGTATAAACTGTGACCTTCTTACCGTCGATTGTTTGCTCTTCATATTCGATTGGAATGATACCTACGGATACGGCCTTGACAAAACCTGCATTAATAAGCTTTGTAAGCTTCTTGCCCTCTTCAGTTACACATTCAACTTGAATAGTAGCTTCTAAGTTTTCGCCGTTCATTGCAAAGCCTAAGCAGCGACCGATAGGCCACTGATCCGAGTCATGCTGAGCAAGTACGATCGGGTTCGCAAGATACGCCGTGTAATCAATTCCGGAAGGTACTATGATAGTACCATATCGGTCAACTTCGGGAGTTGAGACTACGAAGGTAAAGATATCGTTCTCTTTCTCTTCGTATTCTTTCTCGCCTTTCTCATACTCGTACCCATCGCGGGTCTCAAGTACAAGTTCTCTTGTTATTAAATTCATATTAAATCCTCTATTTTTATTTACTCTTCAACTGGGAATAATTGGCATCTGCAGTTAATGGCATTCGAGGCGCTTAAACCGCGACCAAGCGGGCGGTCTGCAGTCTCAATTACGGTGATAGGATTGCCGTCTGCATCCTTTGCTTCAGTCTCTACCGTAAATAGCCCTTTACCATCTTGATACGAGCCGTCAAGTCTTGCATGTGAAGGTCTTACACGGCTATCGCGCTGCGTAAGCCACATCATCTTGAAACCAAGGTCTTTATAGACCGTATGCTGCATCGCGCTTGTAACATTCGCTGCGGTCGTATTCGCAATCGTGCGGGCTCGTGATGTTTTAAGCGTATCAAACTGTTTGGTAAGTATATCCAAAAGCTCATCTTTTGTCTTGCTTGAGTTCGCTATGAGCGTCTTTTGCACATCCTCTTTAATCACTCCGATAGACTCGCGTATCTTATCTGCACTCTCTGTCGTGATTGCTTGTATCTCTTGCCCAACCGCTCCGCTCAAATCTTCCGTTCCGAGTGAGAATTGAGTAAGTAGCTCTTGCTTGACTGTTTC